TTTGATGAAGGTAAATTAGTTGTACCAACAATGGAGAAGTTGCCAAAGTTTAATTCAAAGATACATTTGGGCTCTTTTTTCAAAAAGAATTCCGGTGAAGAATTTCAAGTATCTAAGGAATTTATTGCGTACGCTTATGAAATGATTGATGATTTATTACATAGAGTATTAGATGATTGTATTGCTAATGCTATTGATAATGGCGATAGACGATTAATGCCGGCACATTTCAGACCAATTTATTACAACCACAATTATAGGTATTATGAAGAGGACCAAAATGATTACGCTAGAAAAGAATCTATTTGGTTTCATTTAGATGAAGAAAGGCGAGAAGGGAATGAAGATGTTTAATGAAGATATTATGGATTGGGTAGAGCGATTTGGTTCTGTAACAACATATACCTTTATGGTCTATGGTGCTTATACCGTTAAGGATAATTCGATTATCAATAAAGGATTAACTATGACTCTATTGGATGAAGGTTTTGATACTGCTAGATATATGCAATCTATTAGAGAAATAACTTTGGATGATGAAGAAAGTTGGCCTAGAGGTTGGAATCTTCAATGGATTTTTCCGGGTGACTTTGAATATGAATTTATACCATTGTTGATTAGTGATGGTTTAGACCACCTTAGATTACCACATGAATATGTTGGTGTGTTTGGAAGTGATATGGGTGCTTAGTCGAGAACAATTACAAGGAATTTTATTGGCGGCATCGCGGCCCGAATTGACTATTTACCGAAATGAGAAAAAGAATCTTGGGTATGAAGTTAGAGCGCGAGTATTTTTCAGGGCTGATTCTTCTGCATTTTTAGAACACGTTAAAATTGCGTTAGAGGAAGAAAATATTGCGTCACAATATAGATTAGCAGAAAGTAAGGTGCGACCAAAACCCGTTTTATGGGTTTCTGGAATAACAAATCTGGTCCGGCTATCAAGTCTTGTTCCAAATTATCCCGATTCTAAAATTCAATGGGATTATTTTAAATTAGCACTTGATACTATTTATGAAGGAGAACATAATACCCAAGCGGGTTTAGATAAATTATTGAAATTGAAGGGGCTATTGTGATGTTGACAAATTATATACAAGAACAGCCACAATTGATTGTTGGTAAACCCATGACTGGAAAAACAACAAGGGCGATTAAAGAATTAGGAGAACCTATCATAATGTATGCGAATGAAATTCCCACTGATAGTTATTCCTTTCCTAAAGAAAATGGTATTTTAATCGAAGATGTTCACTACAAAGCGAACGTCGATTCTATTCTAGAAATATTTAGAACGTATAAGGGTAAAATTATTCTAACTTCCCTCAATGAGAAGGATGTGCCTAAGAAGATTAAAAATAGATGTAAGTTGCGTAGACAGACCGGAAAAATTGGTAGAGATAAGATTATGAATATTGCGCCAAATTCAGATGAACCAGACGAAGTTAAGAAAGATATGTATTCGATGATGAGGCAGTATGTGAATAATACTGATAGAAATTACGTTGCGGATATGTTAAAATATAACAAGCCTTCAATACCCCAATTGATGATTTGGTTAAATGAAAATGTCCACCCTAATAAAATAGCATTTATTGATGGTCATGTTAAATGGAGGTGGCCTACGAACTATATCTATGAATTAGTGGCATTTGGTCATAAAGGTAAAGGGTATAATGTAAATTCACCGAAGAGGGGTAAATATACTGAAGTGGATAAAATTTGTAGAAAAATAGGGTTGAGAAGTAATGAGAGGTATCTTCTTAAGGATTTGTTGAAAGATAAAGAAGTTAGAGACTTTGTTAAAACTAAAGTGAGTCATCAACAGTGGCGTATGTTAGGTTACGGCGAAAAGAAAAATCGTGTAAATAAGTCGTACAAAAAAGATTATACAAAAACTTTGGAGGATTTTTAATGGTTAGTAAAAAAGGTAGAACAAGAGGTTCCCAATCCGGAATGAGATTACCGGAGGGAATTACATCTTCCAAGCCCTCAACATTATGGAAGATTATTAAAGTAATTAAAGATGAAGGGCCGGGAGATTACTTACAATTAACAGAAAGAATGAAGAAAAGATGGAGATATTATCCTGCGGCGCACAGTCTTTACACTGTTTTAGGTGGAAGAACGGATGTATTTGTTGTTGTTGAAGATAGAGGAAAAGCCGCAGGTAAAGTTTATGATTTAAAGGAGGAAATTAGAGATGCTATGGACTGAAAAGTATAGACCTAAGACTATTAATGAAGTGATGGGTAATGAATTATTTGTTGAAGATGCAAAGAGTTGGATTGAAAATAATGAGATTCCTAACCTATTACTTTACGGACCGGCAGGAACAGGTAAAACGAGTGCCGGAATTGCATTAGCAAAAGATGTTCTAAAGGGAGATTTTAGTACAAATTTTTTAGAATTAAATGCTAGTGATGATAGAAAATTAGAAGCGGTAAGAACAAAAATAAAGGACTTCGCCGCAACAGGAAAAATGGGTAATGTTCCATTTAAGATTGTGCTATTAGATGAAATGGAAGGAATGATTCTTGATGCCCAAAATGCTCTTAAAAGAGTCATGGAGAGGTATCATTCAAATGTAAGGTTCATTATTACTTGTAATGATAGAAACAAGATTATTTACCCAATTCAATCTAGATGTGCTAGTTATCATTTTAAGTTAGTGCATCCAGAAATAATTGAGTTTACACTTGAACGTATCTTAATGAATGAAGGGATTAAAATTGACTCAACAACTGAATTGAGTAAATTCGCTCTTTCTCATCATGGTGATTTAAGAAAGGCTATTGGGGAACTTCAAGCGATTACTGCCGGAGGCAAGCCCTTAAATAGCCATAAGTCTGAGCGAGATTCGACACACAAGGTTCTTCTGGAACTAATGATTAACAGAAATAGTAAGGCTTTAACTGAAATGCAAAATATGTTGTTTTCAGGCCATTCTGTTAAAGATATATGTCATGGTCTACATGACGTATTACTGAAGGGAGAATATGATAGCGAATTAAAATATAAATTCTTAAGAATTATAGGAGAAACAGAATATAGAAGTAACACCATGACGCCAAGAATCGTAGCGTCTTGGATGATTGCCCAAATTTGAGGTGAAAAAATGAACGATGAAAATGTGAGAAATGAACTGACAAAAGCGGCAGGAATTCTAAATATGGAATTGTCTGCAATTGAAGAAAAATGGAATGAAATTAAGTCCACAAATGGATTAGGTGATGAGCAAAATCAAATTGCTATCACTCTATTTAGACAATGGTTTGCTGGAAAAAAGCGAGTATTGGACACAGGCGTAGAACCCACACAATCTAGTAAAGGTAATGATAATCACACCGTTTTTGGATATGTTGTTGCGGTTGAGGATTTGCGAGACTTTGAACAATATAATCGTGACCAATTAAAGGCTGCAATTATTCGTGATGAGAACACTACTTTCAATGCCGGAAAATATGCGCGTCTGCGTAAAACAGAAACAGGCTATGAAGTTAGTCAAGTTATGGATAATGAAGTATTGACTCGACCTTTGAATAATACTGAACTTCCTGAATCTGTAATGGAAGTAAATGGAAATTTGATTGTTCCTATTGATGACCAAAAATTCCTGTTTGGTAAAGAAAACAAGAAGTATGGTCATCCTAAACCGTTGAATAATTTTCAGCGAGGGGTACACTTTATTGGTTCCCTTGAAGGAAAGGAGACTCAATATTGGAGAATTGGTCTAAAGGGTGACAAGGCAAAGAATTGGAATGTTGATAATGAGCGAGCAGTTTACATTGATGTATTTGCTACTCAAGACCATTTGGATAGTGGAAATCTATATGCTCCAAATTTGGAAACCATCATGTATAATGATGAATTGGAAAACCCACAACCTGCAAACCATAATCTGCAAACTCTGATTGCAGAAAATATGCGAGGATTTGTTTGCCCACTAATTAATTTGGAAAATTACCATGTGAATAATAAGAATCGCCCTGCTAAGGAACGTCTTGTTGTTACAGATGGAACGGTAACAAATATGTATATGAACCCAAACTCTAATGGAAATCGCACGTTGTATATTTCGGATTTGAATTCTGAATTTGATTACGACAATCCGCAAGGTGCAACTCCATGTTGGGTTCCCGAACACGTTGATTTGGACTTTGGAATTGGTAGCCAAATTTTGGTTATTGGTCGTTCAAATCAGTCACAAAATCAAGAGACTGGGGAAATGCGACAATGTAGCATCAATGTATTTGGTGTAATTGTATTGGATAAGCATGGTTCTCCCTCTACAACACAAGATAGTGGCGAAACCTACACTGGTTGGTTTTAATTAAACCAAATATTGTGTGTAAATGTTGGCGCATTAAATGACATTCGGTGGGGTGCGATGCCCCATAGGAAGCGATTAAATGAGTTTTATTAAAGTACATAGAGCAATTATTGAAGAATCTGAAATTGAAGCGGTGGAATGGAATACGGTATCAAATGAAAGACCTGATGATAGGGGAGATGAATTATACCAAATTCAATTTCACATGAGAAGTGGGAAGAAATTTACAAGGCGGGTGTATGAACCGCAATTACAAGAAATACTAGATACATTGGAGATGAGAGAATGAGTTGGGCGAGTCAAACAACGACACAAGCGGTGTCAAAAGAAAATCTATTAGAAATAATTAAAGCAGAAGTTACTCAAGAATTAGAGGCACTTTTAGAAAGACAAAGGGCGCACCTCTGTTGTTTAATTTACGGTGATGCTAAGACAGGAAAATCAGGATTAGCATTAGATTGTAGAACACCGAAAGAATTAGATGAAGATGCTATTGTTATGGTATTAGATTTTGATAATGGGTGTGAACCTACATGGAGAACAAACTGGAATTCTGACCCAAATATCAAAATTCTAAACCCTATTGTTCGGGATGAAGAAGGTTTTCCCGATTTAGATAGAACAGTCAGAAGAGCAGAAGCATTCATTGTTATTGCTAAAGAATATATGGCTGAAGGAAAAACTGTAAAGTTTGTATTTGATGGGTGCGACCGATGGTTGCGTCTTTGTTGGTATGCTATGGGTATTGATAAGAGAGCAACGGAAGTTAAACAAATGCCTATGAAGTGGGGAAAGCGGAATACTGAGTATGAAAATCTAATTGAAAAAATTACTGATGGTTTGGAATGTGACCGATATTTTATTACTCACATGAAGGATGAGTATGCACATAATAACCCGAATCCCATTGGGCGTGTAGTAAATATCAAAGAATCCACAATGGATAAGATGAACCAAGTGATTGAAGTTAAGACTAATAAGTTAGGAACGAAGCAAACATCTACTGCAACAATTGTAGCAAGTAAAACGAACACTGAGTTAGTTGGAAAATCATTTGATTTCTTAACTATTGATGACGGGGATGTTACTTGGACTTCGATTGAAGAAATGCAGACGGGTGAACTTTGATGCAAATTACACTTGATAAAGCAACCTTTCAAGATGCGTTTAATGCCGTAGAATTAAAAGGAAAATGGTTCACATCAACGGGTTTAAAATCTGATAAATTAGGAACCCTAGTTAAAATTGTTGCTAAACCTGATGCCCCTAAACGGGGGTATCATTTCATTAATGCAAACAATCAGACGTTTGTAGATTACTGGGTTCCCTTTGATGTAGAAGATGAATCTTGGGCAGTTATTGATATTGCTAAGGCGCAGAATTATCTTAAGAATTTTAATGATGGAAACGTTACGTTGCATTTAGGTAATGGTGCTATGTTTACTTCCGATATGAAAACTGCGGAATTTGCAACATATCACTCTCATTCTAATGATGGGGCGTGTGACAGTTTTTTCAGGGCTTCAGTTAATGTTACACCTGTAAATGAAATTAAATGGGGAGAATTTCCAATAACATCAGGTTTTATTATTCCGGCAGAAAGTTTACAAGCGATTATCAAATCTTGTGAATCTGTCGGGCATGGGGTTTACAAATTATGTGTTGTAAACAATGGTGTGGTAATTTCTTCATCAAGTGGAAATCGTGAAAAATATACTGAAAGCGTAAATCCTATGGCGATTTGGGGTAATGATGCAACAGTAGAATATAGTGGGCCGATTCATGTAGCATTTAAATCTGGTTTAGTTAATTGTCATTTTAATGATGATTCTTTACTTGTATTGCAAAATGAGAATTTGTTGGTAGCAAGAGCCCCTTATGTGGTGGTATAATGAAATATGGAAAAATTGTAACATTTAAGATTGAATCTAATTCAGTGTTGGATTTACAGGCTTATGTTAATAGTCTGAAAACTTTCGCTGATGGTAATGCTATTCTTAATAGAATAAGTATTGCCTATGTAACTGAAGAACCTTGTGTAGATAAGGTGGAATGAGTATGATTATTTGTCAAACTGAGAATGATGGTAAAATACATTTAAGGTGGAGAGAAGATGGAGAAAGAAAGGAAAAGACTATTGAGGATTTTGAGCCTTATTTCTTTGTGTCTGCTAATTCAGATGAGCCTGCATTTTATCAAATTAATATGAATGTTGATGGGCGTAGAGTTAAATTAGAAATGCCATATAAATATGAATATGGTGATTGGAAAAACCTTCACGGAAAGTCATTAAAAAAGGTTATTGTTGCTAGACCATCTGATATTTACAAGGCTAGAAAACATTGGTCTAAAACTTATGAAGCCGATGTGCCTTTTCACAATCGTTATTGTGTAGATGAATTATCAGAATTGAAAGAATATAATTTACGCAAATGGTATTGGGATATGGAATGGATTACTGATGACCCTGAACATGGGGATGCTATTACTTGTATTGTAGTTTATGATAACTATACTAAAGAATATAAGATATACAAATGGTTTCCAAATGAATCATCTGAAAAAGAAATGCTTGAACAATTTCTATCTGATATTCAAGAACAAGACCCTGATATGCTTATTGCGTGGTTTGGGCTTAAATTCGATTTACCTAAATTGATTCATAGGATGCACCATAACGGTATTGACCCAAGAGGGCTTTCACCGTATAATGAAGTTAAGGGTGTAAAATATAACGAGGTAACTGAGAAGGTGGACAATTATTCTCCGGTATCACAACCTATACGGGGGCGTATAACATTGAATCTTGACCTTGCATTTGAGAGACAATGGAATGATTCGCAACGTGGAACATTACCGTCATTAGCACTTGATTATGTATCTGAGACAGTATTAGGTGCAAAGAAGTTAGTATCAGAAAAATTCCCAGATAAGAATGAGTTTTTCAAAAGAGGTTGGTTAGAAGATACAGAAAGATACCTTGAATATGCAAGAGTGGATGTTGAATTACTTCACCGTATAGATGATGAGATGGGATTATCAGAAGGGATATTGTCTCTACAAAGGCTTCTAATCGCACCATTCGACGCCTGTTTTTATGCTTCAAATATGGGTAGCATATACTTCATGCGTAACGCTGATTGGAAAGCACCAACAGGTGATAAATCTAAAATGCGTGAAGAATACGATGGTGCATTAATTTATGACCCATTGAGTGAAGGAACAAATGGGTTACATTTAGGGGTTGCCGCATTTGATTATGCGGGACTATACCCATCAATGATGTTGGCAAGAAACATTAGTTTTGAGACTATATCCCCAACCAAAACAGATTTTGCTGTTAATTTGAAAACACCGCGCGATTTTTCGCCCGTTACCGAGAAGCAAATGGTCTATTTCAAAACAGATAAGTTGGGACTATTACCTCGGTCTGTATTGGAATTGAAAACTTTGCGTGATGAATATAAACGTAGAAGAAACGCCGCAACTGATAAACGTGAATATACTAAGTGGGAGAATAGTCAAATGGCTGTAAAACGCCTTATGGCATCATTTTATGGAATTATTGCCTATCAAGGATTTGGTTGGGCTAATGTGACATTAGCGGCGGCTATTACTGCAAGTGCAAGAGAAGCAATTAGAGAAGCGGCATTTATTGTGAGAGGATTAGATGGTTAGACATAAAATTGTAAAACAACGGATTAATAAAGAAGCGTGGAAACTTAGGGAGTTCTATACAAATGAGTTATTGGTAATACTAAATAATTACCCCAATATGAATGGTTATGGTAAAACAAGCCATCAAGTAACTATTGGTAGATTAACTAATCTCTTAAAACAAAACCCCAATGTTGAGTATATTCAACTTTGTAGATTTCACAAAAAACCGGGAATGTGGAAATGGATAGGAGATGATGAAGAATGAAAGTAGTATATGCACATACAGATTCAATTTATGTTCCAATTGAGAGTATAGATAAAGCAGAAGAGATTTGTAAACTTTTGAATTCTAAAATGCGTGAACATTTCCCAAATCTTTTGGGTTTAGAAAATCACCCAGTTACCTTAGAATTTGAAAAGTATTATGAAGGTCTTGGGGTTGGTGCTAAACGTAACAGAAATGCCGGCTTCATTTCTTGGAAAGATGGTAAATACTTAGATGAACACCAATTTGTTGTAACTGGCTATTCAACTAAACGTATCAGTGAAAATAAAGTTGGAAAAGAGTTTCAAGGCGAGTTACTTAAAATGTGGGCAGGACAAAAATCTAAATCTGAAATTTTAGAATATTGCCAAAAAAGATATAATGATGTTAGAAAGGGCCGAGTTGGTATAGAAGGTATTGTTAAACGTAGTCGATTACGAAGAAATATTGATGAATATAAATCTATATCAGGTGGAACGGCAGGACTATGTTATTACAATCAGCATATTAATCCCGATGACCCAATTACGGATTCTTATTTTTATATAGAGTGTTCACATATTGACGGTCCGCAAAATTTTATACTACCTAATGGTAAAGAACGAATAGCAAAATATGTGGCGGTGAAAGAGATGAAAGAGTTTGATGAAAGGTTTTTAGTAGATTGGAATGCGTATGCCCAAAAATCTATTATTCAAAAAGCGTCACCCATATTCCTAGCGATGGGTTGGAACGTAAAAGAATTTATTGTAGATGAAAATCAAAAAAGTTTAGGAGAGTGGTTATGATGAGTTATGAAAGAACATACGGACACGAAAATGAAAATGGGGAATGGGTTAGACCTGTTCCAAAACCTGATGATGAATATACATATCAATGGAACCATGAATGGGCTGATGATGAAGATAAGCCAATTTTGAAAATTACGAAATCTTCACTTGGTTCCTTTAAATGGTGTAATAAACAATATGAATTTTCCTATATTGATAGACGACCTCAAGACCAAACTGAGGCTATGTTAAAAGGAACTATTATCCACGATGCTTATGAAGATATGTACAAAGAGGCAGACATTAATAAAATGGAAAATATGTCTTTCTTAGAAGTTAACGAGTATATTACAGGATTATTTCCTATTACTGAATATTCCGATATGACAGATACTATTGCCGCATTTGAGGCACAAAGATTCGTTGATGCTCGCAATCAAGATAAGATAGAAGAATGGATGCCTGAAGGTAATGAAATTATGCTTAATGCAGAAATTACTGTTGGTGCAAATGACAACCCTAAATTCCCTTTAAGTAGAGATTATATCGTTCACCTTCAAGGTATCATTGATAGAGTTTATACGGAAGATGGACATTCTATTCCTTTTGAATTAAAGACTGGTGTTTGGAAGGATAGTAAGAAAACAACAATGAGAAGAGAAATGGCATATTATAAATTACTAATGGAATCTTCCCCTGATTGGGATGGGACAATAACACATTGGGGATGGTATTATCCCGCTAGTAATTATGTGTATGTGGAAGAAGTCAATAAGCGGTCTGAAACTGCAATGAAAAAATCCTTGGCTGAATTACTTTATTCATATGAAAATGGATATTTTAAGCCTAGTTATTTTCATAAGAAATGTGAGCATTGTTCGTATGTTGGTATTTGTCCGGCGGCGATGGATGCGGAGTTAAATAGAGGGAGTGGATGGTTATGAACATTGAAGAATATATTATGAGTAAAGAGTGGAAATTTGGAGAATTATTGCAGTTAACTGAAACTTCTAAAAGGGTTGCTGAAGAATTGTATGAGGAAATAACAGTTATTGATATGATTAATAACTTATGGAGTAAGAGAATTGAAGTGGCTGATGGAATATCATTTGGTCAATTGTATAAAAATTTGGCTATGGAATATCTAACACAAGAAGTTATGGATGCATTCAAAAAATACTTTGAATCTGCGACTGTTAGTTTTGACCCACCAACTCTATTACAGGACCAAAAAGGGATTATGGAAGAACCGCCTTTACCACCAAAACCGAAGACAATTAACAAAAAACAGACACCAAAATACGAAAAAACTAAAAATACCGATGGAACTGATTTACCGCCAGGTGTTGAAAGATTATGAAATTTCCAAGAGAAGTTTGGGCAGGTAGCCATTTAACTAAAAAGCAACAGTTAAAAAGGCAAATTGTTCAAGATAGAGAAGAGTTTGCTACGTTCTTACAAAGATTCAATAATAAAATGAATTGTTATACGAGCGTATATGATTACAAAAGATTTGGGGATAGTCAAGCATTTACTTCTTCTGTAATCTTAGATAGATTATTTTTAGATTTTGATTCACATGGAAAGCCTTTGGATTTATCTTTACAAGATACCAAACTAGTCGTGAATTATCTACTTGAAAAAGATTATGAATTTGAAATCTACTTTAGTGGAAATGGTTTTCACGTTTTTGTGTTTGGTGAAGTTGCGTCTTCAATTAGAGATATTCAGCAGTTTTTCAATAAACTATATCCTATTGCCACGAATAAAACATTAGATAAATCGGGCGTTCAAACGCGAAGATTGCGAAGGGTTCCAAATACAGTGAATATGAACACTAAAGATTTTCTGTATTGTATTCCTTTAACGCGGGAACAATTGACCACTATGGATGAAATAATTGCTCTAGCGAAGAATCCACCTTTCTCCGCGCCAAAACGCTATGGAAAAAGTAAGGTCGCGTGGCCCAATGCCCCTCTATTTGCGTATGCACCTATTGAGATTGCTACGGTTGAGCGGGTTGGAAAACTGCCAATTATCCCTTGCTTGAATAATAGCATCATGGTGGAGAATCCAACACATGAAGCAAGAGTTTACCTTGTATCATGGTTTAGAACATTATTGGCTAATAACCAAAAGTGTTATGATTATGCAGAACAACAAAAGATGTTAGAAATCATTATGGAAGAAATTAAGAATATTGCTTCTAAAGATGGGGTTTGGTTAGATTGGGATGAAAGTGTAACTCGTCATCATGCACAATATACTGTGTCAAATGATGGTGGGTATTTAGCACCGACTTGTGAAAAATTAATTAGTGAAGGTTATTGTGTAGGAAAATGTTGGCGTTATCCGGAGGTTGAAAAATGAAATTGATTATAGATAGTAGAGAAAATTCAGAATTAGCAAAATTAATAGAGCAGAGAGCAAATAAAATGGGAATTGTAAATGAGAAAAAATGGTTAGAGGTTGGTGATTATGTTATTGGGACCGTATGTTTTGAAGCCAAATCAGCGGTTGACTTTATGCAATCGGTAATAAATAACAGGATTTGGACTCAAATAGATAATATGGATAAATGGTATCATAAGAATTTTGTAGTTATTTATGGTTCATTGGATGACGCTTTATCTAATATGAAATATATTACAAAACTAAATTCAAATGTTAACCCACAACAATTAAAACAAACTTATAAATTAAGATTCAAAGGTGCTATTGGTAGACTTAGATTAGATTATGACATTGGTGTTATTTGGAGAGATAATGTTACTGATGTAGTGGATGAAATATTAACAATAGCAAAAATGGCCCCAATAGAAAGAAAAATGATTAACCCGTCAATACCAACTAGAACAGCAACTGATGACGTTAGAGTGGATATGTTGACAACAATTAAAGGCGTAAGTGAAACGAAAGCGAAAAATTTATTGAAAGAACATGGATGTATTATGGAAATTGGAGATAGTAATTTAAAAGAGTTAACAATAGTTAAAGGAATCGGAAATAAAGTAGCAGATAGAATTAATAATGTATTAAACTCGAATGAGAAGGTGAAACAATGAATGAACAAGTAGATTTATCAGAATACACAGTCAATTGGACTGATGTATCTGACCAAGAAAAATTACCTGAATTAGTGAATACTTGGACTGAAACTTTCGGCCAAGTGTCAAGATATAATGAATTCCCAGCAATTTTAGCATACTTTACAATGTTGGGCCAACTAACAAAAGATTTCGTAAGAATTCCTTACGGATTCACAATTGAAGATACTAGAATACACGTTTGTTGGATTCAAACTGCGCGTAGTGGAAAATCTGTATTGAATGATTTTTTAAATGAGGTGGCTAAACTTACATGGCAACAAGTAGAATTAAGGCATGATACAAAGTTTGATACATTTGATTGTGTCGATTTTACAGATTCTGCTTTAGTAAGTAGTTATGTTGAAGTTAGAAATCCGGATAGGGGAGAAGAAGGTGAACCCGATACAATTTGGAATGAAGTTAAGGGTCATATTGAAGGTAACGGCCTTTTACTTTTTGATGAGTTTGAAAGTAGCGGTATCTTCAAGAAAATGTCAAACAAAGATAGTATGGTTACTTTCTTTCAAAAAATGATGAATACCCTAACTACTGATGGTTATTTAATTAGAAGAGTATTGACAGGAAAACCTATTGCCACAACTGATTGCCAAAGGTCGGTTTGGGCAACTTCTTATTTCCCTGAACACTTAACTGAAACTATTGCTGATAAGGGTGTCTTACAAAGAATGTTTTTATATGTAAATGATGTTCCACAAGAAGTATTGAATAAAATGCGTTCAGAACTAATTTCTTCTATTGGCACTATTAAACGACGAACAACGCCAAAGAACAGATTTAGTCAGGCGTTTGTTACATTGTATGAATGTGCAAAAGAAAGGCATGATATGTTGGCTTTAGATTTTGATGATAGAATGGCCGACTTGCCCGAAGATGAACGTTTTAATTGTCCGTCAGAAGAAATGATGATTTGGGGTGATGGTGTTCAAGAATTGGTTCAATTAGAATACGATAACATGGTTGCATTTTTGACAAAGGTTCCTGATGAAGTGAGAAGAATTGTAAGTTTGTTTGAAACAAACTCTTTGATTTATATTACTAAATTTGCAGTATTGTGTGCTATCACTGAAACTCCGGGTCGCAAAGATGCCGAAAAATGGGTTGTAACTGCAAGAAACGTTAAACAATCATCTGCAATTGTCCGACAAGGTTATATGAGTCTCGTCGCTTGGATGCTTACGGCACTGAAGGTAAAACGGCAAACTGTGGCAGAAACCGCAGGAATGAATGATTATATTAATTGTTTTTACAACATTTCTCCTGATAAGAAAGAGGATGGTTGGGTAACAAAATCTGTGCTAAGAATAGAATTGGAAGAAAAGTATAATATTCCGCACGCTAAATTTTATAGAACTTGGCCTAAAATTGCACATAAATTTGATACTAAAAAACATGGTAAAACAGTATTAGTAAAGGTAAAGGAGGATGAATAATATGAAAGCAACGTATGAAAATGATATGATAGTGTTTGATATTTCACAAGGGCCGGCGGCCATTATTGAAGCATTAAACGCTAGAGGTAAAGATGGTTGGGTAACAACCGCAACTGTAAATGTTAGTGGAGAAAAAATAGTATTTTTCTTAGCAAAAGCAACATATATTATGCCTGATAAAAAGTCAGATAAGCAAAAAGAACTTAACAAACTTTGGGGCTGAAAAGGTGGGTAATGTAGTTGCATTTGATATTGAAACTAAAAACCTTTCTACGGAAATTGGTGGCTGGGGAAATACTCATATGTTTCTTGTCTCGACGGTGGCAACGTGGGATGGAACAATTGGAAAAACATATGTAGAAAAAGAATTAGTTGATAAAGTTATAGAAAAAGGTAATACTAAAGTTCTACCGCTGAGTCAATTAAAATACGATTTGGATGATATGTATAAAAGTGGCACTAAACTATTGGGTCACAATATTGCTACATTTGATTTACCAGTATTAAGAGACTCAATGGATATTTATTGTGTTAGAAAGTTTTTAAATGATGAGCAATATATTGACACTAGTAGAGAATTGACTAAACAATATGGTGAAAGATTTTCTCTACAAAATTTAGTGGATAATACATTGGGAGAAACTAAATCATTAGAGAGTGTTATGGCCCCTGCTCTTTGGAAAGCGGGTGAATATCAAGAAGTAGTAGACTATTGCCTTAAAGATTGTAAATTGGTGTATGATTTGTATATGCATGGATTAGATAACATGATTAAGGGCTTTAGTATAGAAAAAGAAGAATTTGTAGAAATGAAAATGGAGTGGTGATAAAATGGAAACAGGTGAAGTATTCGCATGGTTAGTTTTCCTATGTATCATTTCAATTTTATTTTTTGCGGCGTTTGGTCAAACAAGCATCACTGAAGATACAATTGAAGAATACATGGAAAACATCATGCAAAAAATTAAACGCGGTGAAAAATAATGAGTTTAAAGCAAAAGTGTCCTGTATGCAATATGCAGACAATACCCAAGAGAATTATTGGGGTATATGTCGGGTCGGCAGATTCGATTAAAGTCTGGGAATGCAGGGAATGTTTTGCTTTGTGGTCTAATAAGACAAAAATAAAGGTCGGGGGAATTTCGGTTCCCTCGGCCTAAATTTTTTTTGGTCAAATTTACCATGTTATTTTTTGTTGCTAAAATCTAACACTATCAGTTACCCCGAATCCTCAATTGGAATGCCCTCTAAAGGCCCGTAAGATGGCCTCTAAGCGCATCCAATAGGTCGGGTAGGTATCACCACCACCGCCATGCTCAATCGCGTTAGAAGGGTCGTGAGGGGGCATAGTAATTAAATCCATTTTGAGATTAAATCTATCAATCATGCTACATTAATTAATCCTAGATTTGATAAAGCAGTAGCCAATACTACCGCTTCAGGACTACTAGAAATATCACCGGCGTTTATTGTTGCACAAACAATTGGTGTTGCGCCATAAAACCCAATTTTAGCAGAATCGTTACCACCTAGGGAAATTGAATCATTACTCGCATCAACACCAATAACACTGTAATTATCGGATTTAACAGTAAAATCAATCGTAGACTCATTTCCTTGATTAACTGTAACACTTCCACCGCCTAGTCTCAAATGTTCTTCGTTAGTTCCGCCGACAAGATGATAGAAAACTATTCTACCATCTTCAGCACCATCAGAATCATCGACAATATCACCCATTATTTGACTAAAAGTATGGTAATTACCAGCATGGTCCCTTGCATTCCATTTAATGTTTCCTATATCAAAAGAGTCATGGTCGCCTTCTGCGGAAGGTGTAGCATTTCTTTTAAAAATAATTTCAGGTTCATTTGCTGCGTTTTCATCTGTATTTCTATTTTCTAACATCAATTGGGGTCTTTGGTCTGTATTTGAGACTAAATGTAACATATATTCAGGTGCGTTTGGGGTAACACTACTATCTGCCGCACCATCAAATAAACCAATTCCAACATTACCGGCAGTAGTAATTCTAACTACACCTTGAGTTGGGTCTAAGGGGTCATTACCAGTATTTACTATATCATCATATTTATCTTGATAAAAACCGATTTGTAAATCATCTTTACTATATGCTGTTCCAATAGCCCAAGTTTGGTCTTGAGCATCACCGCTACCATCATCAGCAGATATGTATAAACCACTACCTCTATAATCATTAATTGTGTGGCAAATAATATTTGCTACACTATAATTAGTATCTTGTGTTGAACTTACTCTTAATTCAGTAACACCTGAACTGTCAATGTGTAAATCGGATGAAGGTGAAGATGCATTAATTCCAATTCTTTGGTCAGCAGCATCTATTCTTAATACTTCTTGACTAGCCGAACTTCCATCTTTTACTTGGAAAACAATATCCGCGTTACTTACTTTATTCTCAAAAGTAGTTACACCACTTGCACTTGTAATTGACATGGCTTCTACCAATGTTCCAGCACCAGCACCTTCATCAGCAACAGTTAATGATAAATTATTCTTATCAAGAGTATACATTTGAAAACTTCTTGCTGCCCCATTATCAGAACCACCCACCATAGCAATTAAAGCCACAGGAATAAATTTATCAAAATTTGTAGCATCACTGTTAAAATCAGAAACCTTTGGAGTTGATGCCGCAGTTCCCTGAATAATTTCAATATGTGGAGTTCCACCATCATTGTAATCTAAAACCACCCAATCATATCTTGTATGGGTTCCATGAGCAGCAACAGTGTTAACTGTTAAATCACTCCCATGAGTATGCATTTTACCGTCAAACATATATTTAATGTCAGCAGTTAATGTAACTGTATTTAATGTAGAACCGCCCGGAGAAGAAATAGCAAATCCACCATGCTCAATAATCATTCTATCATAAGCAAAAGATTCAAGTCCTTTAATTACACCTGAATGAATTGCATCCGTTCCGTCTTGTAGCCCTTCACTTGGGCTTGCTGCTAATGTGGATATTGTTTTATTATTTCCTACCATTTTATTCTACCTCCATTGTAAATGTAAAATCTAATGTATCTGATGAAGTAACTGGGCCAATTGCGTCAAAATTAATTCTAGCGAGCATTACATCACTAGTTTCAGCAGTATAGGTTGTTGTTGTTCTTAGTTCATCAAATTGTGCATCTTGTGGCATAGTATCACTAAAGAATGCAATTTCTCTAACAGTATTGCCTTGTAAACTACTACCACTAAATGAAACTGCAAAATCTATTGTAGTATCATCAGATTCAGTATTAGTAGTAGTTTGTTTAGTTGTCAAGATTGGTACATCTAAGTCAGTTGCATTAGGCGATGTTGCATTACCACCGTTACCAATATTTGCTTTAGTATACATATCTTTTATGAATAAAGCCACTTTTCTTTTTGTTGTATCAGTTATCATGTTAAATCCTCCCTTAATACTTCAGTTGTGGTTCTTGTGCCTATGTTAAGCAAAGTGCCGAAGCCAAGAGTAGTAGATAAACCTAATGGTGTATATCCGCTTACCGTAGATTTTGTCGCAATAATTTGTATTGGTTTGAGTTTAAGACTATCGAAAGCATCAATTGTTGCACTAGGAGATTTAAACTTTCTGCCTCTAATTGCAGAATCCGCCTTTTTTTGGGATATAATCATTTCTGCTAATCTAGAATCCAGTTCTTTAGAAAATGTGCCGGTGTCGATTTCTAATATTCCACTAGTTTCATGTTTTACTTCAAGAACAATATGTTCTGACCTAGGAATATGTTCACTTGGGTAATCAATAATAATAATGTCTCCGGATTTTAACCATTCTAAATTACTATTGGCTATTTTAACACTTACACCTTTTTCATTTGAACTGTATAATGCTAGTAATGCTCTTGCTCTATTATCTACATCGGATTGAGTTAACAAATTAAAATTAGATTCTTCTAAAGTCTTTTTTCCATGTTTTTTAATACTTCTAGCATTTTTTCTTACAGATTTAACACCTAAACCATAAACTATAATTTCATTATAATTATCAAATTTAGATTTAGTTTGGTTTATTTCTATAACTTTTATATCATTATTATTTTCATTAATTTCAATATCTGTATATCTAACCACAGCATTATTCTCAATTAATTTAATTTCACCTTTATCTATAAGTACTTCTTTATCCTTAAAAGATGCTAAATATTTAATGGTATTATATGCATCTAAACCTTGAATATTTGGAGAAGCAAAATAAGGATATGTAGTATCTGAATCTGTGTATACTACGTCATTAGTTTCTAAAACGTCATTTATAATTTCTTCTGCTTCTACTCCAATAGAAACAGTTGTACCTATTGACGCAGTTTTTACGTTTTTTAAATCAACATTTTGATTACTAGTTAAAGTAAATATTTCTCCTAATGAAACTATACCTGACATTTTATTCTCAATAGGTTGGTTATAATCTAAAACAGTGTAATTATATGTAGTACTACTAATAGTTTTAGACTCGGTGTTTATTATAATATTTCGTCTATTTTTCTCTATACCGTCATTCATTAACATTTCATAAGAACGATTATTAAATGTTTTACCATCGCCAAACAATTCTGAAATATGATTACCTGCGGTAGTTCTAGGTATCAAAAACCTATTATTAGTGGAAGTATGGTCAGGGTTTGCTACAACGTACATTGATTGAACACCTTCATTATATCCAGCAGCCATATTTTCCCCTTTTAAGAAACCATTTTCATAATACGAAATGTCTCCAATATCTCCATACATTTCTTTACTATTTGGTTTTTTAGTATATTTGCTACTCATTTTGTATAGGTCAAGTTTTGTTGGCGAATCCGGCCAAAGGCAAACATTTGCAGGTCGCATTATTCTATATGTTCCAAATAATTCGTCAGCAGCGTCACAATTGTCAATTAGTAATACGTGTTTATTCCATAAACCATCTTCACTTGTTGGGAAAGTATCTGTTCTAATTGTATGAGAAACAATATAATGTATTTTATTTGGGTATCTACTTTCTATACTATTTGTCCAAACATTACTAGTGCTTAATACATCTTCATCATCAATCCTAACTCCGTCATTACTAACTAAATAACATCCAGTTAAATTAGGAATAAATTCTAACCATTTATTTTGACTATCTTCAGATGTATCTATAATTAATTGAGTTAAATCAGATTGTCCATTAGGACTTATGTAACCAAAATTAGCACTAAAATAGTCATTTGAGGTATTACATTGTAGTAAAGGTTTAAATACTACATCAATTCCTGTTGCAATATTTTCTCCTAATCCGCTATTGCTACCTGAATTTAATATAACTTCATTTCTTGCATCAGTTGTATCGTACTCTTCTGTTAACTTATAGTGTGCAAAATATTCTTCTGTATTTAATGCATAAAAAGTGTGTTTGTAGACTTTATCAGTGGACTCATAAAAACTGCCCATTTTTACATTTGCTGTCGGCTCACTAAAATTAGTCGCAATTTTTGCAGTAGCCCCAATATCAGCAGCATAATCCCCTGCCATTTCAATTTTAAAATTATCCAATACTACTGCTCTTAAACCGTTATAAACACTATTTTGAATTTCTCCACCTGTAACTACTTTAATAGTCCAAGTATCACCAGCGGAATCATTTGTTAATGATGTATTTGTACTCAGTGTTAAAGTACCTGCTGCGACATTTGTAACTCTATGGCCGGTATTATTTGCTGATTCAGAAGAACCTGAAACATGAATTATCATTCCTTTCTTAATTCCAGCAGTTATAAAATTATTAGCACTACTTGTAATAGTATCAGGACTTCCACTTACTGCGGCATAAGTTGTACCTGTTATTGTAATGGGACCGGGGAAATATTCTTTAACATATGTACCATCACCTCTAACGGGAATATCATGTTGTAAACCTTCTAAAACTCTTGATGAGTGAACATAT